TTCAAAAAAACTTTCACTAATAGTGTAGATCTAGCCGGTCAGTCTCTGGCTAAAGATGAAGATTCATTTGAAGCTAGTGATGCACCGGATGGAACTGAAAAGTCAGTTCAAAAGGAGATAACAATGTCGGAAGTAAAAACTCCCGAAATCGACCTGGAGGCTTTTGCTAAGAAGGTAGCGGATGAGACTGCTGCTAAAATCGCAATTCGTCAGGCCGAAGAAAAAGCCGCTGTTGAAGCAGAAGCTAAAGCAGCACAAGAAGCAGTAGAAGCTGAAGCCGCAAAGCAGGCTGAAGTTGAGACTGTAATCAAAACTGGTATTGAGTCAGGTGCTGAGCGCCTCTTGGCCGACGTCGAAGCGAAGCTCGCTGAGAAAGATGCTAAGATTGAGGAAGTAATTGCTCAATATAAGACTGACCTCGAAGAGAAGAATGCTGAAATCACTGCTATGCGTGATTCAAAGCGTGTATTCGCTGATCGTACCGAGTCTGGCAACATTTCAAAGTGGGGCAAGGACTTTATGTATGGCCACCTTCTAGGTGTAATGACTGGAAAAGGTTGGGAAACTAACTACTCTAAGAGCCTTATGGAAAAAGCAGGTATCAACTATGCAGCTAATGCTGGTGATATTGCTCAAGAAGTCTCTACTGCAATCGAGAAGGAAATCATGCTCGAGCTTAAGCTCGCTCAAGCTTTCCGTGAGATCACAATTAACTCACAGACTCAAGTATTGCCAATCCAGACAGATGCAGGTCCTGCAGCTTGGGGTTCAAACACTGATACCGCAGGTAACTTGGAGAACCGTCCTCAAGTCACTAACGTACAGTACAATGCTAAGCAAGTAATCCTGAAAGCAACTCGATTGATCTCGACTACTTTCATGGACAACAACATTGACGAAGAAGTTCTTGTTAACTTGATGCCAATGCTTGTTGAGTCAGTTGCACGTGCACACGCTCGCGCAGTAGACGGAGCTCTTCTTACTGGTACTTCCGGTGGTTCAGAAGCCTTTGATGGCCTCGAAGCTCTTGCAGGCAACAATAAGTTTACAACTTCAGTGGCAGCAGCCGGTACTGGCGTTGTTGACGCAGCAGACTTCCTCGGAGCACGTAAGCTTATGGGTAAGTATGGCATGATGCCAGAAGATCTGATCTATGTTGTATCTCAGAAGCGTTACTACGATCTAATTGCTGATGCAGGCTTTGCCGACATCACAGACGTAGGCTCTGACGTTGCGACTAAGATTACAGGTTCTGTAGGTTCAATCTTTGGAACTCCAGTAGTTGTATCTGATCAGCTCGAAGCAGAAGGCGCAAACGCCTCTGTAGGTTATGCTGTTAACGTTCGTAACCACGTAATCCCACGTCTCCGCGGTGTATCCGTAGAGCAAGATTACGAAGTACTCAATCAGCGTCGAGTAATTGTTGCTAGCCAGTCACTTGGCTTCAACCAGCTTGTTGCTAATAACGGTACTACTGACGTATCTGTTGTTAAGCTTGTCCAAGCGGCATCTTAATAGCTAGATAAATAAACTGGGGAGGTTTTCCTCCCCAAGTTTTTACTAATTGATTTATTATGGCAAATTTAATTACTCTTGCAGATTATAAACAGATTGAAGGACTTACTAACCCTAAGGACGACTTTCGTATAAATCAGCTTATTGATTCTGTGAGTCAATTAGTAAAAACTTATTGTGGAAATAGTATTGTAGATTTTTACACTACTAATAAAGTAGAAACTTTTAATATGGACTGGAACACTCATATTGTACAACTTACAGAGTCTCCAGTAAATACTATTGTTTCTGTAGAAAAAAGAGATTCCGTTACGGAAAGTTACACCACCGTGCCAACTACAGACTATTATCTTGATGCAACGACGGATAGTGTACTGTACGTAACGGGATCTGCCTATAAAAACTGGCCTCGTGGTGCGGGGTCGGTAAAAGTTACATACAAAGCAGGATATTCAGTATGTCCTACTGATTTAAGACTTGCAGTAGTAGATTTAATTAAGTACTATATGAAAGATGAGCACACTCAGCGACGGACTATTTCTGGCGCTACTATTGAGAATCAAGGCACCGGAGAGGGGCGAGGCTTTCCAGATCACATTAAACGTGTTTTGGACATGTATAAAAACTTTTAATGTCTAACAGTGCTTTAGCAAAAATAGCAAAAAGGTCTCTTGATAGAGTCGAAAAGCAACTAAGAGAGGTTGTAGAAGACTATGAAGGTCAAATTTTTATTTGGGATGTGCAAAGCTTTAAAGAGTTAATTAGCTCTTTTGTACAAGATGATACAATTACAAAAACTTTAGTAGACATGTATCGTACCAAATTAAAAGCAGCAGACTCTGCTATGTTAAAGATTAAGAGGCATAGAGCACGATTAATAAATACAAAAGCAGATGTTAAAAAGTACAAAATAGAAAATTATGATCCTAAAAGGCATGAAATATTTGCTGTGAGAAGCTATGGTACTGTTGAGCGAATAAAAAGATATATTGGAACACAGTACACTCAACTTACGGGAAGAAACTCTAAAGAAATAACAGGTAGAGTAGATAGAGGAGACAAGCTCTCTGACGTAACGGGCGAGCAGATAGGACACGGAGAATACGGTAGTGCTGTAAGTACTACTAAAGCTGCTATGGCGGAAGCAGTCTTAGGGACAAAAACTGCAAAAAAAGTAGGCTCTCGTCCAGAAAACATAGAGTTGTACACTCGCCTGCAAAGTCGTATAGTGTCATATAAAAAAAGCATGGGAATAAATATGGAATTAAACCATGTGCAAGAAGTAACTTCAAGAGGGGGGATAAGAAAAACTTATACCCCTATTCTATCGTCTCAAAATGCTCAAGAAAACTTACTAGAAGGCCAGGACGAAAGAAAAGCGCTGCAAAAATTAAGAAAAGACCTAAGAAAAGACTATCAAGACATTGTAAATTTACAAGGTTCAGAAACCCTATTAGAAGCAGTAGAAGCAGTTCAACTAGAAAATATTATACCTAAAGGTAAAAATACTTATTACAAGGGCAAAGCAAAGCCTAGAAAAACAGTAAAAAATAAAGGAAAGGGTAAGGCTAAGAGTACAAAGCGTCAAAATAAAGTAGTACCTGTAATTACAGGAGCTGGAGTACCCAATCTTCATAAAGTTAATCCTTCTAGGAATCCTCGTAGTGGGGGCTCTTTAATTAGTTTAATTGGTATAATAAATGAGTCTTTGCCTCAGATTGTAGCAAAAAATATGAAAGACCCAAGACTTGTAAATCGAACAGGAAGATTCGCAGAGTCTGCCAGGATTACTGATATAATAAAAACGCCTCAAGGATTTCCTAGCGTTGGATATACTTATCAGAAAAATCCTTATCAAACTTTTGAAACCGGAAATAGACAGGGGTCCCCTGATAAAGACCCTAGACGATTGATAGATTTTTCTATTAGAGAGATAGCAGCAAAACACGCAATAGGACGTTTTTATACTAGGAGAGTCTAATGACAACAGATATTAATCGAGGATACTCTACTAGACGGCTAGGTATTACTAATGCACTGGTTGAAAAGTTAAAAGAAATTGATGGAAACGGCGAGTTTAACACAGACATGTACGGAAACGTACACCCTAGGCTAAAGTTTTGGGACGAAGTAAATGAGTTTCCTTCTATACATTTAAATGCAGGTAGTGAAAGTAGAATTTACCAAGCAGGAGGATACAAAGATAGATTTCTTTCCGTTACTGTTCGAGTATACGTTCAGGCAGAAGATTCGGTAGAGGCTTTAGAAGAGCTTCTTGAGGATATAGAAACAGTTATAGAGACAAACTCTCGTTTAGAATATGAAGATAGACGAGGAGTTACTCATTACACACATCAAATTAGTATTATTAGCATTGATACTGATGAAGGAGTATTGGAACCGCTAGGTGTAGGAGAAATTCTTCTGGAGGTTCGTTACTAGAAACGGCTGGCAAGAACAAACGTTCACGTCCTAGTCCTTTCAATATACATAGGAGATAAACTATGGCAGATACATTATATTTTAGTCGCGATACT